CCGACACTTCACTTCAGCGGTTTTTTTATTATCAAAAATTCGGGTTTTTGATACAGTTTTTCCCGCTGCTGATTATATCGAGCAAAATCCAAAACAAAGGTGATTTAGTCAAACAGGAAACGCCAGAGGGTGCAATGTTTAAACCGACAACATCCGACTTGAATAGTTTTAAAGTTTCCTGCGATTCTGAAAACGGTAAAATCCGTCTACTGGAGTAGTTCAAGGCAGAGTTACTAAATTACAGTTAAATTTGATTTAACTCCATCCTTAGATTATTCAAGTATAAAAGGTTTCTTTTCCCTAAACTAAACTGATCAAATATAATTGCAAAACATGTTGTACAACATATAAAATAATTAGGTAATATGTAATATATGTATCATATTTACATCAGTTAAGAAACAATTAAAAAACGACAAAGGGGCGATATTCTTTTTTTTAATATTTATTCACAATAATTTGAAACGAAAATGAAAACGGAAATCGAGATTAAATCTATTTGGGGTTCAGTATTGTTTTCACATGAAAAAGAAGACAACACAATTAAAGATACTTTGCAGGGAGCCTATTTGCGGGGAGCCAATTTGCGGGAAGCCGATTTGCAGGGAGCCAATTTGCGGGGAGCCAATTTGCAGGGAGCCAATTTGGATATGTGTGCTTATTCTTTATCATGTGCCAGTCTAAAATTCAAGTCAGATTTGCGAATCAGAACACAAATGGCATTTCATTTTGCTTCACTAATTGCAAATGCCGATCAGGAAAACGTAACAGACGTAGAAAGAAAAATCTATTCTACAATGCTTGAGTATGTCAATCGGTTTCATCGGACAGACGTTGCCAAACTTCCAACATTAGAGCCATAAAAAAAGCAGCAGAGATTTTAACAGCATTTTTGATCTTTTTATTAACCTTTTTATTGTTACAGATATGACAGCAACAGTATCACAAAACGAGGCCATCAAAGCACATTTACTCAGCGGTAAAAGCCTGACATGTTTGGAAGCTCTTTATAAATTCTCATGTCTCCGATTAGGTGCAAGAATTTGGGAACTGAAAAAACAAGGGATGAACATTAAGCCTGAGTTCATCGAAATCAACGGAAAGCACATTGTTAAATATTCATTAAACTTTTTATCATGACAGACAGCAGAGGACCAAAGCCAAAACCAGCCGGACAGACGGTTAAAAACGTCACTATCTACGTCAAAGAACTCGACATAATCGCACTGGGCGGGATCGTTCGGGTACGGATGATCGTAAAGGACTTCATTGCAAACGAACTTAAAAAACTTCAGCCATGAAAAAAATAATATGGTGGATGTGTTACCTGTTAATTTGCGCTTCTTGGTTCTGTTTAGGACTTAAGATAAATAAAGACAAAAACGATGACCTGATTAGGCTTACTTTTAAAAATGGGTACTACAAAGGAGCATTAAGCCAATGGAACAAAGAAGGAAATTATAGCATGCTTCGTTGCCAATTCAAAATCGACTCAATTTATTTTGAAAATACTTACATTAAAAACTAAACAAATGACAGCACTATTAGCAGCACTATTCTTTTTTATCCTATCGTTATCCTGTTACGTTGTCTATCAGCTTCAGGTTGAAAAAAACAAGCGTAAACAGCACGAAAGCGAAACCAGGAAGCTACTCAGGAACCAAGACCCTGACGACATTAGAGACCGTAAGATGATCGAAGAGGTCAGAAAGTACAAATGGAATCATGAATTTGATGAAACAAAGTACAGCGATGAAGTCTACCGGTAACGTATTTGTGCTATAAGCAGGGCGGGATAAGTACCAACGTGTATACCGAATTTTATTTAACTTATAAACACCTGAAATGATCGAAAACAAAATACTGCCCAACTTGACTGATGGCACGTGTTATATGCCGCTTTCCCTTCGGCACGGCTCATTATTTTCCGGTATTGGTGGCTTTGATCTGGCCGCCAAATGGATGGGATGGGAAAACGTATTTCATTGCGAATGGAACGAATTTGGACAGAAAATATTAAAACAACATTTTCCAAAATCAATTAGTTATGGAGATATTACAAAAACAGACTTCACTATTCACAGAGGAAACATTGACATCCTTACGGGTGGATTTCCCTGCCAGCCATATAGCGTTGCTGGAAAACGGAAGGGAAAGGAGGACGAACGCCATTTATGGCCTGAAATGCTTAGAACAATACGGGAGATTTACCCAACATACATTGTGGGGGAAAACGTTCCTGGAATTATTAGTTGGGATGGAGGGTTGGTATTCAACGAAGTGCAAACTGACTTGGAAAATGAAGGGTACGAAATACTCCCGTTTTTACTTCCAGCTTGCGGCAAAAATGCACCCCATAAAAGAGAACGAGTTTGGTTTGTGGCCTACGCCAGTGGTAAGCGATGCAACGAACGGAGCGATGATAGGGAAAAACGACACGTTCAAACAAACTGCGGGATTTCCACGGAAGATAAACCAGAACGGAACGGACGGATCGGTAGGTTTAGCGAGATTAGTTCAATTGATACCGACACCAACAACCAGGGATTACAAAGGAGCGAGAAGCAAGGAAGCATTAAAAAAAGCAGGTCGAAACCAAACGAACAGCCTACCGGATTATTTTGCTCAGACTGGGAAAAGTTCCCAACTCAATCCCCTATTTGTGGAGGAAATGATGGGATTCCCGATAGGGTGGACAGAATTGAAGCACTTGGAAACGCAATAGTTCCACAAATCGCACTCCAAATTTTCAAAGCGATTGCGATTCACGAAGCCTCTTTAAGTGGCATATAACGTTGAAAATATGGGCTGATTGCCCAACCAAAAACAATAGAAAATTTAATTTAAAACACAAAGATTATGAAACTTACAAACTTAATTAAAAGAACGGCAATTTGCCTATATTTAGTGTTAACGGCTGGGCTTTACTCATGTACAACCCAAACAAACGAAAACACTAAAAACGAACCGGAATATAGATGGCAGATAAAATGCTATTACGATAATAATTTTAGTTGGACGACTGTAAAATGTGATAGCTTTCAAATGGTGAGCAAAACTGAAGCTTATGTTTGGGTTGATGGCAGAAAGACAAAAATAATTGCAGAGGAACTTAGACCATTGCACTATTAGCCTTGCCGTTAACGTTGAGTATATGGCAAGTTGGGGATTAAAATGTACTGACCTATCAACTTGCATAAAAGTAAATTAAAGGTACAAATATAACAAGTTGGAACAGCACGCCAATTTGCTATAAACATTGTTAGGTGCAGTAATTTATTAATTATGAGCTATAATATTGATACTTGGAAAACAAAAAAATTGGAAAACTTAACAATTCCATTAAAAGCATTTTTTGAACACGAAAGAACTGATTGGCATCCAAAACAACCTGAAATTGTAAATGCTGAAACTATGGAAATTGAAATGAAGTGTGGTTGCGAACAACTAATTAAAGGCACTTTGAAAAATGGTATTATTCACGTAACAGAATTAGAAATGTATGGTGAAGGTTCAGGAACTTTCAAAGGTTGGATATTAGATGAAGCACTTAAACAAAGTAAAGGCGAATTAGAAGCTGTTTTAGTTTGGGAAGGTGGTGATTCAATTACACGAATAAAAGTAAAAGATGGTGTAATCGAAGAAACGGACGTTGAATTGTAGCACGTCCGTATTATTGCACCTAACGGTTTGCAGCTAACCGATAGTTTTTGCTTTTCGCAAAAATTTTGGTTAGGTGCTGTTAGCAGTAGTGCCTTTATCGAATTAAAATAAAACTTCTGGGCGGAGTTATAAAACCCACATAAATAAAATGAATAATTCACAAAAAGAACCAATGGTGAAGCAAAGTAACCAAGTTCACACAACAACAGATTACTTTCTATTTAAACTAATAGAAGGCAACAGAAACAAGAACCTGTTACACATCAACAGGCTGAAAAAATCAATGTCAGATAACTATTTATTTACGGTTATTATCGTGAACGAAAAGTATGAGATTATTGATGGGCAACACCGATTTGATGTGATACAGGAACTGAAATTGCCATTACATTACATTGTTTGCAAAGGTTATGGATTAAATGAAGTTCATATTTTAAACCAAAACTCAAAGACTTGGAATGCTGATGATTATTTAACTGGGTATTGCAATCTTGGGTATGATGATTATTTAAAATACGCGTCATTCAAAGAAAGGTATAATTTAGGACACAACGAAACAATGTCATTGTTAGCGGGAATACCTAACAAAATTGATATTGATGTTTTTTACAGAGGTGATTTTAAAGTAAAGTCTTTAAAAAATGCTGAAGATATTATTGAAAAAATAATGATGATTGAGCCTTATTACAACGCTGTTAGAAGAAGGTCTTTCATTTATACGATGATGTCTTTATTTAAAAACGAAAACTTTGAATTTACCGAGTTCTTGCAAAAGTTAAAGATACAACCTACTGCGTTGCAGGATTGCACAAATGTTACTAATTACAAAGTGTTGATTGAAGAAATCTACAATTATCGCAGACGTGAAAAGGTTAATCTTAGATACTAAAATTATGGTGGTTTGTCAGTCGGCTTGTGGGTCGGCTGGCATTACTGCTAACTCGTTGCTAAACGCACTTTTTGTATTACAATCATGCAACAATTAACTGAAATACTAACAATTAAGATCACTCCAGAAATCATAAACTATTTGGAAGTAATCAGTGCGAAGTACAAGGTTAAGCGATCGGATTTTGTGCGAAAAGCGATTATTGATAAACTGAAAAGAGACGTTCCAAAAATGAGAACATTAAATAAAAACAAACCATGCCCATTCTGAAAAAATCAGTTAAGAAACTAAGCGATGCGACCAGAAAAAAGATTGAATCAGTTGAAAAGCTGAATGATTTCTTTGAGGCGATTGACGCAATAATAAAAGATTATGAGGTTAACGTCAAGGACAAGAGAGATTCAGACGACAATGAATTTATCTAAATCATGTTATACAACATGATTTGTAAAACGTATTATATGTATTAGTAAATTGCAGGATAAATTTAAAACGAAACGAAAATGAATTACGAAACGATCAAACAAGGATTAACCAGTTACGACAATATCCATGTAGGAAACTATATCGGTTATTTGAAGTTCTTAGAATCCGAAAAAAAGACCGATCAGACGGTTAAAAACCCGTGGTATGCAAGACAGACCGAGGATCAGTTAATTGATGTATTCAAAAAGGTCGCATCGGATAACGTCTTTATTGATGGCGAAACTATTACAATCGGATTCAGGGGCAAACTTCTGGTAACATACAATTACCAAGCATACAAAAACCTGGTTTTGAATGTGTATCCGGAAACCCTTTTTGATATGCAAAATGTTCACGAGGGCGATACCTTTTCATTCAACAAAGAATCTGGCAGGGTGATTTATTCACACAAAATAAATGATCCTTTTGCACTGGATAAAAAAATTATTGGTACTTACTGTATTATCAAAAACAGCAGGGGTGAATTTTTGGAAACCCTCAACATGCAGGATATTGAAAAGATGAAAGCCGTTGCAACGACTAAGAACATTTGGAATGATTGGCAGTCTGAAATGGTTTTGAAGTCAGTTATCAAACGGGCATGTAAAAGGCACTTCAGGGATATTGTCGTGAACGTGGAAAAGATTGACAATGAATCAAACGATTTGGAGCGTGTCAACGTTGAAGATTTAGTTCAGGACAAGATCGAAAAAGCTACTTCATTCTCTGAACTTGAAAAAATCTACAAAAGCGAAAAGGACAGCGTGAAAGACAAAGTAAATTTCATGCGACTTTTGGGAGAAAAAAAGGAAGCACTCAAAGAACTGTTACCTGCCTATACTTCAGACAATGAATCAGAAGCAACAGCTATTTACAAGAAGTACGGCAAAGTTGAACCGCTTTTACTTCATTGGAAAATGACAGATGATCAGGTTATTTCACTACTTGAAAAAATCGAAACGAAATGATCTATCACTGGGATATTATTCAGCAATCGCCGGAATGGTTTGAGTTGAAAAAATGCAAAATGTCAGCTTCGCACGCTACTGCGATAGGCAACTGCGGCAAAGGTTTAGAAACATATATCCGTAGTTTGGTAAAAGAATTGATTATTGAACGGCAATCCTACACCAATAAGGACATTGAACGTGGCAACGAATTGGAACCAATCGCACGGCTTACGTATGAATTTGAAACCGGTTGCACTGTTAAACAAATCGGGTTTATTACCTACTCTGATTATGTTGGCTGTTCGCCTGATGGATTAGTTAACAATGACGGTGGGATCGAACTGAAAGCCAGAAACGATGATATTCATTTTGGCTTACTTTTAGGCGATTCTGTGGACTCTTCAACTGTATGGCAGATGAATATGTGTATGTTGGTAACAGGTCGGGGATGGTGGGATTTTGGTAGCTACAACCCAAATTTCAAACAAAGTCTATTCATCAAAAGATTTTATGCTGATGAATCCAAATTTTCAGCACTGTTAAAAGGTTTTGAAATTGGTGAGCGGATGATAAAAGAACTTTTGGAAATACCGAATATTAAAAACGAACTACAATGACCAAAGACATTCACCGAACAGTTAAACGGATCTTCACTTCGCCGGACTTATCCAAGATGACCAGGATTCAGTTAGATGCGAAAACAATCATATTCAGGGAACCAATTAAAACTAAAAAAGTAAAACGAAATGGAAAACAAAACTTTTAATCATCTTCCAAATGGAAGCAACGGAGTTCACATTTACGAATGTACTCACATGGAAACAGCAGGAAAATATTTCATGCGTGGAAATTGCAAGGGCTTAAATGTTGGCGACACGATCACAAGATTCGACAAACCGGATTTAGTCGTTGCCAATTTACTCATTCAACAGGATGCAAAGGGAGTTTTCACGAATCCGGATGATAGGGTTATGCCTTATTTTGAGGCCGAAATAACTGGGCCCTATTATTAAGGAATGACCGGAACACCAACGATAGTAAAGTACAACGATAGTAACCACTATCTGCACGAGCTGATTAAATCGAAAGATTTGCACAAACATAAACAGGCCATTTGGAAGAGAATTAAATCCGGATGGAGCGTAAAGAGGGCAATTAACACACCAATAAGATTTAGACAAAAGAAATGAAATACATTGCATTTGAAGGAACATATAACGAGCAGGTTTGGGATTCAGAAACGAAAACTATTGTTTTTATAAAACCACAGGCCGTTGTTTACGATGTCGACATACAACTGGAAACAGGAACATGGAAGGAGGTAAAAGATGCTATTGAAAATCCGAACTGAAAGAGACAAACAGACAGCTGTTGATTACATCAATAAGCTACCTGATAAACCGTATGATGTTAGCATTAAGTTGCACAAACAGACACGAACGTGCCCGCAGAATCGGCTTTATTGGATGTGGATCAATGCGATAAGCAAAGATACAGGCAATGAACCTGACGATCTTCACGATTATTTTGGTTCAAAGTATCTGCCTAAAATTGCAGTTAAAATGTTTGGAGGGGATATTTTGGATAAAAATATTTCAACAACTCAACTGAACACTGCCGAATTTACGGCCTACCTTGAAAAGATTCAAATCTTTGCGTCCGCTGAACTTGGGATCATTCTGCCTAATCCGGATGATAAATATTTCGAACAAATGGCGGACTATTATAGTGATAAGTTCTAATCATGAACCTAACCGCACTCGACAAAGTATTTTCAATTTTTATCCGTCAAAGGGATGCTGTTAACGGGGTTATAAAGTGTATCAGTTGCGGTAAGTTGGTCCCGTGGAAAGAATCTGACTGTGGTCATTATATCAACCGTAAACACATGGCGACCCGTTACGATGAACAGAATTGCAATGCTCAATGTCGTTCATGTAATCGGTTTGATGAGGGTAATATGCACGGATATGCAAATGGATTGAGAAAAAAATACGGTGAAGATGTTCCGGAAAAACTTTTCATTAAACATTTTAACACGTGCATACTGTCACAAGTCGAGGTTAATATTTTAACCAAATACTATAAAAGAAAAGTGAAGGAACATGTTTTCTAACATGCGATTGAATAGTATCAGATCAAATTTTAAAGTATAAATTGCAGGATAAAACGAAACGAAAATGGATTATTTAGAATTTTTAGAAACGAAAAAACAACATCACATTAATTCTGGATTTGAGATAAAAGAGGATGATTTGAATACTCATCTTTTTGACTTTCAAAAGTATATCACTAAAACAGCTTTACAGGCCGGTAAATATGCCGTCTTTGCCGACTGCGGACTGGGTAAAACAATCATTCAATTGGAGTGGGCGCATCGAGTTTCACTGGATACCGGAAAGCCTGTTTTGATTCTTTGCCCTTTGGCCGTGTCGGGTCAAACCATCAAGGAAGGTGAAAAGTTTAGTATTCCGGTTCATCGGTATGATGGGAGCAAAAAAGAGATTCAAATTACCAATTATGAACAGTTAGAAAATATTGATTGTGAATTGTTTTCTGGTATCGTTTTGGATGAAAGTTCAATTCTTAAAAACTTCACAGGCCATTACAAAAATCTAATCATTGAGAAGTTTAAAACAACTCCCTACAAATTAGCATGCACCGCAACACCGTCACCTAATGACCTAAATGAAATCGGTAATCATTCCGAGTTTTTGGATATTTTAGACGCTCAAGATATGCGTTCTAAATGGTTTGTAAGGGATGAAGGAATGAATAACTATCGATTAAAAGGGCATGCAAAAAAGGACTTTTACGGATGGATAAGTTCATGGGCTTGCATGCTTACAAAACCTTCTGATTTAGGATTTGAATTGACAGGTGAAAAGTTTAAACTTCCAAAGCTAAGGTACATCGAACACGAGATAATTACCGACCTGAAATTAGGTAATGGAAGATTGTTCAATGAAGGTCACGTTAACGCAACAAATTTCAATGCTGAGTTAAGAGGTTCAAAAGAACAAAGACTTCAAAAGGCTATTGAAATAGCGAACCAAACCAAAGGCCAAGTTATTATCTGGGTAAAACAAAATGAAGAAGGCGACTATTTGCGTAAATACCTGACCGACTGTAAAGAAGTCAAAGGGAGTGATACAAATGAGTATAAGGAAAAGACTCTTTTGTCTTTTGCAAATGGCGACTTTAAGGTTTTGATAACAAAAGCTAAAATTGCTCAATTCGGGATGAACTTTCAAAACTGTCATGTTCAGGTGTTTCCTTCACTTGATTTTAGTTTTGAGTCATTTTACCAACAGGTCCGCCGGAGTTATCGTTTCGGGCAAAAATACAACGTGGAAATTCACTTAATCAAAACAGATACAATGGAAAACGTAGTCAAAACAGTTGAAAAAAAAGAGCGTCAGTTTTTTGAGATGCAAACTGAAATGAATAAAAACATTAATTCAGAGCGTTATGGCCTGATTAATGATTATGACAGGAAAGTCGTACAGCTGACAGATGCCTTATTAATTAAGGGAGATTCCTGCATTGAGGTTAAAACAATCCCAGATAACTCAGTAGATTTGATTGTCTTTTCTCCTCCCTTCAGTTCACTATTTACCTATTCAAATTACATTCATGATATGGGTAACAATGAAAATCATGAAGAGTTTTTCAAACAGTATGCCTATCTACTCAAGGATCTTTACAGGATACTTAAACCAGGTCGTTTAATGTGTTGCCATACCAAAGACTTGGGAGTATATAAAAATAGCTCAGGTTATACCGGACAATACGACTTTACCGGCGAACACACAAAAAGCGTATTAAATGAAGGATTCAAACTTCACTCAAAGATTACTATATGGACAGACCCCGTACTTGAAATGCAAAGGACAAAAACTCAAAGATTGCTCTATAAACAGGTAACCAGCGATTCAAGCAAAACAGGCGTAGGAATGGCCGAGTATATTACTGTCTTCAAAAAGTGGGACGGATCGGATGAGGAACAATGGGAACCAATCACAAACCTGACGAAACAAAACTTCGATCTTGATACATGGCAAGAATGGGCAAGTCCTGTATTCCGAGAAAACCTAATTAGTTATGATAAGGGTGAATTAGTGCAAACTATTTTGGCAATGAAAGCTGAAATATTTGAACTTAAATATGGATGCAATACCGGACTTCCTGCGCATTTCTATTCAGATGTTTGGTTTGATATTCAAAGGACTGATGTACTAAACGGTAAAGAGGGTACTGATTTGGGAGATGAAAAACATATTGCACCGCTTCAATTAGAGATCATTCATAGGATTGTAAATATGTGGAGTAATCCTGGCGAAGTTGTTTTCACTCCTTTTTTAGGTATTGGTTCAGAGGCCTACGTAGCTATCAAAAACAGTCGAAAAGCTATTGGAATAGAGCTTAAAGATTCATACTTCGATACGGCAGTAAAGAATGTGCGTAACGCCGAAGTTAAAAAAACTCAGTTAAAACTATTTTAAAAAGACCATCTACAACGAAAACAGATGAACTGTAGCACGTGCGAAATAGGCTGGAGAAAGCAGATCACTAAACAGATCAGGCAGAACGTCAAACAGCACGACAACAGCGAGTATGACCTGGTTAGTAACATTTGTAACTTCTTTAATTGTACCGATGAGGCTATTTTCAGTAAAAAAGTTAATATTGTAAACTATTCCGCACGTGACCTGTATACATTTGTAATGATCCGGTATTTAGAACGCAAAGCCGTTGATGTTGCTAAAATACTGAACATGCCCGAATCAAACATTTCCAGGGTAATGGCAAAAATGTCCGCTAAATTTAAGAGCGAAATTGTTAGAAATAAGTACAAATGTTTGATTAATTCAAAATAATTATGTACCTTTGATTTTTAACCGCTGAAATATTGCGGTTTGTTTTGAACTAAAAATTTAACAGATGTCAATTAAAGAAATAAGACAGGATATATTTACTCAGTCTGCTTATGCGAAACACGTAGGAAAAACGAGGGCATGGGTTAATCAACAGGTAAAAGCCGGTAATTTGAAAATACTCAAAATTAATGGAACAGTATTGATTAAGAAGTAAAATTTTTTGCACCAATTTTTAACAAATGTAAAATGGCACGACCGAATAAGCAGGGATTGGATTATTTTCCGATGGACGTAACGACAGATGATAAATTTGAGTTAATCGAAGCTAAGCACGGATTGATTGGATTTGGAATAATAGTTAAACTTTATCAGAAAATTTACAAAGAAGGGTATTATATTCGATGGTCTGAAGAGATGTTATTAATATTCAAAAAATCAATTAATGTAGACATTAACTCGATTAATGTTATCATTAATGATGCGATTAAATACAAAATATTTGATGAAAAACTATTTTCAAAATACAAAATACTCACAAGTTGCGGTATTCAAAAGCGTTTTCTGACTGCCTGTGATCGGAGAAAAACTGTAGATTTATGCAAGAACTACATTATTGCTAACATATCCGAGATTAATGTAAACATTAATTGGATAAATGATGACATTAGTACACAAAGTAAAGAAGAGGAAAGTAAAGAAGAGGAAAGTAAAGTAATCATAACATGGAGAAATAATTTTGAATTGTATACTAATGAATTAAATATTGTAAAAACCGAACTTATTTCAGATAATGAATTTATTAAAAGGCAGGAAGTATTTCACCCGAATGTTGACATTATTTTAAGCATCGAAAAAGCTGTTTCTAATTTTTGGAGCACACCAGTAGGATGGAGAAATAAAAAGAAATCCAAAACAAAGGATTTAGACTGGCGGGCGACTTTGATAAATGCAATTGATTTGAACAAGGTTTATAAACCGAAACAGGACAATTATAAAAAAGTTGAATATCTCACGCCACAAATACCAGAATACTAATGGAAGTCAATAACCTGTATTACAACAGCATAATTTCATCAATACCAAAAGATGAACTGAAGGCAATAATCCACAACGAAATTATTAACCTCATGATGGACTTCGGTCAAAAGGTTGTAGAGTCTGATTCTGAATTTGAACACGTAAAATACAGAACATTCAAACTCCTTACTGAAAGCTACCCAACTTGGAGAATAGGCCTATTTGATCAATGTTGCAGGGAGGGTAAATTGAATAGGTTTGACAAGTCAACAAGGATCACGGCACAAAGGATCGAACTCTGGATGTCATCTTACGAAAAGCAGTGTAACTATTTACGCAAAGAAGATGAAGAAATTATTTACCCATACCCGCGTGAGTTTTATCAAAAAACAGCCGCCAGATTTATTCCAATCATTAACTTCAGGATAAGCCACAAGCCAGATTATGACGGAAATAATTGGACACTTGAAGAAATTGAAAAGACAATTGAGTTTCAAGAGTGGAAAGAAACGCATAAAATTGACAAATTGGATCTTTCAAACATATTCAGAAAATGAGTCAATTAATACAAGGTCAAAAAAAATATTCCTACGCTGTTTCAAAGTTGGAAGAAATAGGCGAATCGGTGATTGGAAAAATGGCACAAAGCACTATTTTAAGACACTACAATGAAACCTTAAAGATGATGCAAATGGATGAACCCATGCAAATAGATGATTACATTGTCGAGGAGCAAATGACAGAACCGAGGCTATTTGTATTCTTTGGACCCGTGTCTGTACCCTTTGAAACACTTTGGAATGTAAAGAATAAACAACATTAAGAAGTTACCAGGAACCGGATGAACCATTTTAAAAACATGTTGCACAACATACAAAATAATTTGTAAATACATAATATATGAATTAAATTTGACTCATCAAACAGAATGAACTGTGAGATAAAAACCAACAAGATGAAAACCATTAAAATTGAATCATTAGACAAAAAAACGATTCTTTACAAAACAGCAGAATTTGTATTAAGAACAGAAAAAGCATATATGTGTAATGTTGGTGGAGTAAAAACGATGATTGTTAAATAAACTAAAACTGATAAAATGGAAACTGCACCTTTTTTCAAAGATTACAGACCTGAACAGGTAAAGAGACTTTATCAAAACAGTTTAGACGGTTTAACCTATATGAGAGACAAGTTAAAATCAACCGGTAAGCCAAAATACAACGGTTACACTTTGGAACAGCTCGAAAAGTTTGTAAAAGAGTATACCGATAAGGTAAATCAAATTTGTGTGAATTAACTTCACAGAACAAAATTAAACGATATGAAATACTACAAATGGGATCGAATTTACTACAAAACAAACGGAAAGCAATTAGAGAAGGTTTACGCATTACGCCACTGTTACGGCATTGAGGTAACCGATCATTTTACCGATATAGACAATGATCCTGATTTTGTCGAAATAACAGAAAATCAATATTTGAGAGTGCGTAAAATCATCCTTGCTAAAATTCAACAATCATGAAACCACGCGACACAGAATACAAGTGCCCTAATTGCGGATCGGATTCGATCATGAAAATCTCAGTCAGTCCGTTTACTACCGATGGCAAATGTCGTAACTGCTGGCACACCGATAACATTGACCAGTTCGCCGTTGAGGATGAACAGGAAAGAGCGGATCAAATTGCAAATTATTACGACTACCAATGAAAACAATAACAGATGAACAGATTCGGGAAGAAGCGGAAAAGTGGATAGACCTTAATCAAGACAATTATCCAAGTCACTGTGTGCAGAGTAGATTTTGGACAATTAAAATGCTGTCGGAGTGGCATCGCTCCTAAACAGGGCAGGAATGGGTTGATGGTAATGAGAGGTTGCCAGAAGATAATCACATCGTAGCACCAGGTCAACCTCAGACAAAAATAGTTCTTCTAAATGACGGAACTGTTTTGATGGGAAAATACGAATCACACGTTTGGAATATTTAGCGGTAATAGCCACAGTTAACGCAGCACTGTTTTTTGTGTGGGTAATGATTGAGAAAAATGTGAGTGATACAAGGTATTGAAAAATTGTTTAATTTTGACAAAGCATAAAAAGATATTTTAGTCTTTTACAATGTATTTACAACGTGAGAAGAGGTAACCCACATACAATCAAAGGGAAAGGATTTGACGCACATCCTGAAAACATCAATCGCAAGGGACAGCCGCGCAAGCTGCCTGAATTGGCTGTATTAATGGCTGAGGGAGTTAGTCAATCCGACCTTTTAGAGATTATTAAGGCTATGTCATTAAGGGCAAAGAAGGGAGATACCAGGGCAGCTGACTTTGTTTTTGATCGTGGTTACGGAAAGCCAAAACAGTCAACAGACGTAACTACCAACGGAAAAGACTTGACACCGCAAACAATCATAGTAAAAGACCAGCAGACAGCCAATAATCTAACTGAACTAAAAAAACGGCTTCATGGAAGCAACGACAGTATTCAGTAAGAACCTGGAAGCCTATTTATCAGGAAGCAGCCTTATAGTCAATCAGGGCGGAACACGATCATCAAAGACCTATTCAATACTTCAGTTACTGGCCTATATCGCTCAGGAGTCAATAGAACCCTTAATAATTTCTGTAGTATCGCAACACCTTCCACACCTAAAGTTAGGTGCAATGCGTGACATGGATAACATTCTCATTTCTTTGGGTTATGTACCGGATGACATTAAAAACAAAACTGACAATTTTTACAGAATAGGCAAATCAATCATAGAGTTTTTTGGTACGGACAACATAGGAAAGGTTCACGGACCATCGCGGGATATACTATTTGCCAACGAGGGCAATTACATGAAGTATGACATTTTTGATCATTTGATGGTCCGTACAAAGAAAACCGCTTTTTTGGATTTTAACCCTAACCGGTCATTTTGGTATCATGATAACATACAAGGAAAACAGCCGCACACATTCATAAAATCAACCTATCTGGATAATGAATACCTCACACCTGAACAGATCGAACGCATCGAAGCAAAGCGAACCAACCCTTATTGGTGGCAAGTGTACGGATTAGGGGAGTTGGGTAAACTTGAGGGCACTATATTCAACTGGCAATGGGGAGACTTTGACAATGCACTACCTTACATTTATGGTTTGGACTTTGGGGTGAAAGACCCGGACGCGATGGTAAAAGTGGCAATTGACAAGGGAAATAAAAAGCTGTATTGGAAGCAGGAAATATATCAAAACAGTTTAAGCACTCAACAGTTAGGGCAGATCATCAGAAGCAGGGGAGTTAAACAAAATCTTATCGTTGCGGATAACACAGGACTAAGGACAATAAACGACCTGAGAAATGAAGGATTTAACATTGTCCCAATCATTAAACCTAAGATAATCGAACGTATTAAATATATCTGGGATTATGAACTAATCATTGATCCTGGTTCGTTTGATCTTGAAAAAGAGTTAAACACGTATGTTTGGCTTGACAAAAAGGGCGAGGTGCCGATTGATGAAGATAACCACTTGCTTGATGCGGGCGGGTATGCCACATGGTATTTCAGTCCTGGATATAGTGGAAGTTATGTAATTTCATATTAATTTGCATTTGTTTAAATATTATTTGTAATTTTGATAAAAAATATTAATATGGGCTTACTCAATTGGTTTGGAAAGAAGTCATACGAGCAAGTTAACGACCCTGTTAACAACGCTCTTTTAGAAGCTCTTTATAAATTTGCCACTCATTCAGGTTTTGCTCATGTAATGACAGACGACCCAACGTCCTATCTGAAGCAGGGTTATTCTGGTAATGCTGACGTTTATTCGATCATCAACAGGATAAACCGAATGGCATCACAGGCACGTTTGGCACTGTACAAAATAGAGAATGGTAAATGGGTTGAAATACCGGATCATGAGCTTACAATGTTTATCAACGAGGTCAACCCAACGATGAAAACGAGTGATTTTATTCAAGGCCATTTGATATATAAACTTTCGTTAGGCAATTCATATTGGTACAAGCCAACACTTCAAAACGGATTAAACAAGGGTAAGACGATTGAGCTGTGGTTGCTTCCTGCAAACAATGTCCGAATAATGGCGGGGGCAACATGGATGAATCCCATAGGAGGGTATCAGCTCGATACAAATACTACCGTCACATTTGACATTAACGATGTTTATCATTCAAAGTTTTTCAATCCGCTGTTTGGAACCGAGACAAGCCTATACGGACAGTCTCCGTTAAAAGCCGCCGCCGAAACGGTAAGCAAACAGAACCAGGCAGAACTAACCGAGTTAAAACAATTTGAAAACCAGTCTCCGCCGTATGCCCTGTTTCGCAAAGCAAAGTCAATGACCGACCGACTCACGGAGACACAGCGAAAAGAGATAGGCGACATAATGAAGGACGCTACCAAAGCATCAAACAAAGGAAAGCCGGTTATATTTCCAGATGATTTTGGAAAGATTGATTTTGGTATCAGTCCTGTTGATTTGAATATTCTTAACTCAAGTATCGAGGGGAGAAGGATCTTATGTAACATATATGGGTTTCCTGCACAATTAATGAATGACGCCGCAGCTACAACGGATAATAATGTAATGGAAAGTAGGCGTATGGCATGGACTGATTGTATTATTCCAAATCTCAATGACTTTGCAAGTGATTTAACATCGTTTCTGATTAAGCCGGTCAAAGCGTATGAAGGTTTGTTTTTTGCTTTTGACTATTCGGCTGTCGCTGAACTTCAGAAAGATTTGGCAGTACAGGTAACTTGGATGAAGTCTGCCAATTGGACACCTAACGAGATTCGCGAAGCAACAGGAGCCAAACCGATTGACAATCCAATGATGAATGAACCCTGGTTTGGGATGAGTGAAAGTCCGTTGAGCGCAATGGCACTTGATGCACAGCCGCCGATCATACCGAATAAAGGAGACTACAAATAAAAAAATAGCATCAAAAAACGTTCTTTATCCCGTAAAATGATTACATTTGCATAATAAAATAGCAAATATTATGGGATATAAAGTTTATTATTTATCAGATCCGAGAATTGGAAAGCCAAGATATTACGGCGTTACTAAAAGCGAACTAAGTAAAAGACTTCAAAATCATTTGTTAAATATTGAATATGGAGCTAAACGACCTAAAATAGATTGGATAAATGAATTAAAAAAAGACGGATTAAAACCTGATATTACTCTTATTATCGAATATGAAGACAGAACAACAGCACTCAATCTTGAAACAAGTCTTATATCAAACGGGAAAGATCTTTTAAATTTAGTGGCAGGAAACGGTTACAGAAATTTAGAATACAATGATTTATATTTAAACAATCTGGAACTTTCAAAAAAAAGGAGAGCTACAAGGGAACTAAAATATGGAAAATATTCAAGGTCGAAAGAAAAACCGCAAAAATTAAAACGTAAAAGAATATTGACTGCACAAGAAAGAGAAAGAGCAATAAATAATTTAAGACCATATTGGTTTAAAAAGAAAAACAGTTAGTAATTATGGAAAACGAAGAACTTAAAAAATTAGTCGTTCAAATATTGGAAGAAAAAACAGCCATAGATTACGGATGTGAAGGTGGAGATGATGATTATGTAGACATTTCATTTTCTGATTTATTAGACGTGATAGATCGGGTTGTAAAAAACGAGAATATAGTTTCATGTATGTTCTGTGAGAAGAAAGTGGATTATAAGACTGGAATTTTTATATGTTTTGAATGTTCTAATCTATGAAGCCTATCGAACGCAAAGTAATCCTACAACGCAACCGACTAATTAAAAACGGTCGTAAGATATTCGCTAACGCTATCAGGCAACAATATCAACAGGCTATTAACACACTTGAAAATTCATCCTTTGATGATATGGTCGAAAATCTTCGGGGTGCAATCACTGATGAGCCGATTCAAAAAGTTTACGCCCCTTATTATTCAAGCGCGGCTGATATTGCCCTGACTTGGAGAAAGTACCACATGAGAGGACGCAAATCTTTAGAGGATGATTTGTACACTTCAAAATTCATGCGATCATTACATGATTATGGTATCAGATTGGGTAAAAGCAGGATCAAAGACATAACAACTACAACAGAAGAAAACATTATCCGTATAGTACAAGAGCAAGTAACCTACGCTTTAACGGAAGGGACTGAAATTGATTCGGCACGTAGAAATATTATGTACTTTGTTAATCAGCAATACGAGGAAATCACAATGGCACGCGCGCAACTTATCGCACAAACAGAGATGATAGCAGCAAGCAACCAGGCAGCAATGGAGGGCACAGCCTCGACCGGATTAGAGTTCAGAAAATTCTGGAGTACGTCAGGAATAGGTAACAGTAGGGAGTCACACATGGAAGCCGAAGCGGACAGCATTGCCGTAGGTGGATACATGGAGAATGAAGCATTTTCAAACGGTTTGCAGTTTCCAGGAGACCCCGCGGGAGGGCCGGAAGAGGTTTGTAATTGTCATTGTACATTATTAACGGAGATTATTTGATTATTCAAAAAAAGGAGGAAGTTCAAAATATAAGGGAGTGACAAAGTCTATTAATAGAGACGCTTTTGTATCTCAAATTGTAATAAATTATAAACACATTTATTTAGGTATATATAAAAGTGAAATTGAGGCCGCCAAAGCATATGATCGTAAAGCCAAAGAATTATTTGGAGAATTTGCACGGCCTAACTTTTCGGATTGCTTTTAATAACTGAAATAAATATTTTTCAACCGGACTAATAATCCGGTTTTTTTGATCCTAAAAAGATTTTTATGTTTTATAACATGTTTTCAATTATTATTTTATACTTTTGATAAAAATTAAGGTTATGAAGCATGATTTGAGATTCAAAAATTTCAAGGTTGACGGATTCAAGCAAGACGATATCAATCAACTTATCATAAATGGATGGGCTGCTGTCTTTGGAAATGTTGACAGTTACGGAGATGTGATACAGCCTGGAGCCTTTGCCAAAACAATCACAGACAGAAAAGACCGGATAGCGTTCTGTTATCAGCACGAGATAGATGAACCGATCGGAAAGATTCTTTTACTCGAAGAGCGTCCGTTTGGTTTATGGGTCGAGGTGGCTATCTCAGCATCAGAAGGGGATATTCAAACAAAGATCAAAGAAGGTATTTTAAAGGAAATGTCCATAGGATACCGAACTATCAACAGCACCGAAACGATTGTTAATGAGCAGACAATCTATAATCTGACAGAGATTAAGCTATACGAGATTAGCCTTGTAACCATCGCGGCCAACGAACTGGCAACCATAGAGGGCATGAAATCAGAGGAAAAGAAAACCTATTTTGATGATGCTTTTGAAAGGTTGATTGTTACAGAACGGGGAGAAAAGAAAAGATTTGAATTAATGAAACTTAAAGCACAAATAATTGCACTCATTGACAGGGAGCCGGAGACCAATAAGGAACACACTCCAATCATCGAGCCGCAGCCGATATTAATTGACAGTAAAAAACTTATTAATCTTTTATTTTAAAACCATGAATGAACTCGAATTAAAAGCCGCTATGTTGGAGGCTGACAAAAAGAGGGATGAGATGAAAGCAGAATTGAAAACTGCCATCGATACCCAAAAAACCGAACTTCTGACTAAATTAGCAGAGGTTGAAGAACTTCGCAAAACCATGCAAACGCAATTGGATGACATTGCAACCGATCAGGCCAAAGCAAAAAAAGAAGGCATCTCAAAAGAGGTTGTTTCTTTTGCCAAAGAACTGAAATCAGAACTTCAGGCCAAGATCACAGAATTGCAGTCATTGAAAGCTCGTAAGGGAGGGGCTGTTTCGATCGAACTGAAATCATTTTTGGAAAGCGCAAATGCTTCCATCACTACCGGATCGTTATTGCCAACACCTCAATTTGAGGTAGGAGTTTCAAAAGCTCCTGACCGGATGCCTTTCCTGTTAGACATCATCACTACCGGATTTTCATCCAGTAACGTAGTGTATTGGGTACAACGCAAAACTCGCACCGACAACAGCGGAACAGTTACAGAGGGCACAGTTACGAAAGTAGGCGGCGGTTCTGTTACTCAATCCGTTTTGGGTTATGAGACAAAGAACGCTACAATGCAGGACATGTTGGCATTCATTAAAGTTTCAAACAACTCCATTGATGATATCGACTGGCTGTTGTCTGAGGTTCAAACCGAATTGCTGACACTCATGGCACTTGATTTGGATGCAAATCTTTTGACTGGTGCAATTGCAACCGAAGGCTACGATGGTATTTTGACCGGAGCAACAGCATTCGCAGCCGGTGGTAAAAAATTGAAAACAGGAGTAGTTCCGAACAATTATGATGCTCTCAAATTTGCCGCAACGCAAATCAAGAAAGCTCATCATCGTCCGAACTATGTCGTTCTCAACCCAGACGACCTTTTAGCGATGGAATTGGAAAGGGATACAGACGGAGCATATTTGTTCCCTCCTTATCTGGCCGTACAGCCTCAATTTGCCGGTGTTCGTATCATCGAAAATACAGGTATCACATCGGGAACTTACCTGATTGGTGACTTTTCAAAAGCAAAATTCTGGATGCGTAAGGGGATGGATCTGAAAATCCACGATCAAAACGAGGATGACGCTATCACCCAATTGAAAACCGTCACTCTCTACATGAGGGGTGTACTGGTTGTAAAAGCAGCAGATGCAACAGCATTTGTTACCGACACTTTCGCTGATACTATCGCTGAGATCACTTCGGCAGGAGCATAATTAACCAGGGAGGGTAACACCTCCCATTAATACATTTTAAATATGAAGAAGTTATTTATAGTTCTTTCGCTGGTTTTTGCAGTATTAATCAGCAACGCCCAAATGGCAACAGTTTACGTGCCTGTTAATCAGACATACGTTGCAGCTCCTACCACTTATGTATTAACAGATGCAGTTACACAATATCTTTTAATAAAAGCACCTCAGCACAATGTAGCAACGCAGGATTTACTCGTGAAGCTTGATTCTCTTACGGGGAACCATACTTATATTGCAGTTGGACTGTATGGGAGAAAATTTGACACCTCTGCATGGGTGCAAATCGGTTCAACAGTAACTTGGAAGGGAACTACATCTTCACATGATACTACTCTTGTGATAAGTAATACAACCGGAAATCGCTATAGGGATTATAAAGTCAGTTATACCGGTACCGGTACAGGCACAAGTAGAATCACACTACAACAGTTTAAGCTATATTTTGAGAATTAACCGTATTTGGAATTTCGGGGGAGTTCGTTTCTCCCCTACGGTTCAATGTTTAATACATATAATATGAGTAAGTTTAAACTTTTAAGAAATTGGAACGGTCACTACATGGGAGATGAAGTCACTGTTCACGATCAGTTAGATGGTCGGATGATACGCAAGAGCATCGGAGTAAAAGTTGAATCTAAAGCTATTCAGACCGCACCCGAAAACAAAGCTATTTTAAGCACTCCAAAAAACAAACGTAAGCATGTATGACGTTAAACGAACAGTGACAGGAGCGGAGCCGGTAACGGTTGCAGAGATGAAAGCCTTTATTCTGAATCGTTACGATGAAACAGACCAGGCATCATTATCGCAACTCGATGCAGTCATTACGGCTGCGCGTGAAATGGCAGAACAATACTGTAATCGTTCGTTTATCGTTCAGGAAATAGAGCTGACAGATTTTGTTAAAGGCTGTTGGAGTGACGATGTACCTGAGTTTGTGCTTCCTTTCCCGAATCATTTGGCTGTCGTTGAGGTAAAGGTTGACGATGTTGCAACAAGTGATTATACTACTGTTGGATTGAGCCGTATTACTGTTCAATTTACCTCACGTTATTTTACAACAGGAACTACAGGCACAAAGTTTTACATCAAATATACAGCCGGTGAATGTCCGGGACAGGGAAAGAATGCTATTATGCAACTGGCTAAAGAGATGTATGAAGATCGCGGAGGTATGCAAGGGACAATTAAAGACGCTTTGACTAAGTTTGCAAACGGGCTTAATTTACTTAATTCACTTATAATCTATTAAATGGGTGCTTCGATTACATTGGATAAAGGCAGTTTAGACCATCTCGATAAGCAGTTCAAGCTGTTACAGGATGCTGGTCCGCGCTCTGTTTATTCGGCAATAATGAAAGTAGCCTATAAGATAGTAAGTGATGCAAAATTAAGACTCAAAGGACAATCGCACGTTGTTACTTCTCGATTAAGGAATTCGCTGTTTGTAAAGACAGCAACCAAAGCAACAGCGAACTATTCAGATAAAGACGGCAGAGCGTTCACTGCTGAATTAGCATCGGTTACACTTGCAAAAATGGAGGTAGCAATAGGCACTAATGTTGAGTACGCTCAAAAGATTGAGGATATGGATTCTTACCTTTATTGGGCTGTCCAAAATGTTGACCTTTCAAAAAGTTTGGCCGATGATGCAAAACAGAATCTTGAAAACGCAATGAAATACGGACCTGGAATACTACCAAAATGACAGACGTACGAACCATATTGATTACAGCATTAACCGCAGCACTGGCAACAGCGACAGGGCGAAAAGTCTACGGAGATATGCCGATTCAATTGGAAGGGACGAAAGTCTATCCGCACATTTCAATATCTGACGTACTGGTTCAGGAAGAAGGTCCGAAGAACGCATATCATTATAATGCCAATGTGTTGATTGAGATAGTTCATAAAAATTTGGCTTCGATGTCAACTATGCACAATGACCTGAATAACGCTTTGGGAATCGTGAATAACGCTGTACCATTTGCCCTCGCTTCGCCTTATTCGATAATGGATTGTAAGTTAAACACAACCACAACCTCAAAGGCAACAGCCGACAAAGGATTGGTAGATGTAGGAATAATTCGTTTAATTTTTCGCATAAAATAACCTTTTAAAAATAAAGCTATGACAAACGTAGGTACTTTGGTGATGTTGAAACTTGGAACCATCCTGGTAGTTGGTGAATCTTCAACATCGTTCAAATCAGCTCAAAACATGATCGAAGTGAGCAATAAAGGACTTGGTAATGTTGCTTCGTTCAAGGCCGGACGCATCACACAAACCATGTCAGTTAGTTCTTTGGCCTCTACCGATCCATCCGCTTCAACATATGGCTATAAAGCTGCTTTAGACGCTCAGGCAACTTTGGCAGTAGTGGCTTTCACGTTGACAGAATACGGCGCAGCCAACGGAACTACACCAGCAACGGGAGCAATCAAGCTATCCGGCAACTGTTTGATCAGTAACGTATCGGTCGAGTTTCCAGATAACGACAAACTAACCTTTTCGCTCGATCTTCAGATTACTGACGGAACAACAGTAGGCACGAACTAATGACAAACGTCGGAACCCTTGTCTGGCTGAAGTTAGAAGCCAGACAGCGGGAGATTGTCACACTAACTGGAACAAGTGGCACGGCTAATGTCGGTGCGGTCGGAGGGTTGACTAAGTTAGCGACCTTTACAACAGACCTGACAACATCGGCTACTAACTTTGTCACTTCGCACGCCGCAGCTTATTTGGCTGTTGGGGTAGTAGTTACTTGTTCAGGTGCAAAGCTATGTTTTAAACCTACTTTGCTGAATACGGCAATAACCGCACCAACGATTACCAATGCAAGCGGAAACCTCGCGGGCACTGTTGCACACGTGAACGCTAATAACGGCGTATTGCAGTGCATCGGCGAAACGTCTACTTCACTGAAGTCAGCACAAACGATGATAGAAGTAAGTAGTAAGATCAACCAAAACAAAGCATCGTTCAAAGCCGGGCGGATTACGCGCACTTTGTCTGTTTCTTCCATCGCTTCAACCGATACCGCTACAACTGAATACGGTCATGAGGATGCACTTGCAGCACAAGTTCAACTTGTTCCGATTGACTTTACGTTGACTGAATACGATGTTAACGGTGCAGTTGTTCAAGGTGCTATCATCATATCAGGTAGTACACTTTTGTCAAACGTGGCTTTGGAAAATCCAGACAACGACAAAACAACCTTTTCGCTTGATTTGCAGATTTCAGATACAATGACCGTAGATGTAAACCCATGAAAGACGAACTGATTACATGTTTGCCATATCCTCGCAGTCTGTTTGGATTGACTA